GCATACCCGTCATGCTCGTCATTTAATTTAGGAATAAATTCGTTAGGTATGACACACATATATGTATGAAATTGGAATCTTTCATCACTTGATATAAATGTTTCTAATGGTATAGTTTTAACTATATTAGGAATTTCGCCTATCTCTTCTTCAATTTCTCTTTGTAGTCCGCTCCATGGAGTTTCAGAACCTTCGTTAGTTCCGCCAACAATTCCCCATTGATTGTTTCTTTTTCCGTTTTTTCTATATAATAGTAAAAATCGATTAGTATCTAATGTAAAGAAAAGAGCACCGCTACAAATAATATCTGTCATACAAATAGTTATGTATCAAGCTGTATTCTCCATGTGCCAACTGGATATTCACCGTCAATACTTAACAACCAAGACCCGTCATTATAACGATATTGTGTATTAGTATTTAAATTCGTAGTATAAGTAGTATCTTCGGAGTTGTCTGCGTCAAATACAATAGTCCATTCTGATCCTGACCATTCTACAATATCATTTGCACCTGCAATAAAGTTTGTTCCATTATCATTTAACCATGCAGCTGGACCCTCAATTGAATTAATATCACCTACACTATCAAGTAATAATAGTCGTGTGCCTGCAGATTTTACAGTAGTTGGATTAAATGTTGTAGGGTCGATAATATAATCAATAGTAGTTCTGTCTCCGCTTGGCCCTGTAATTATTGTATCTTGCGGAAAACTATCACTATCCCAATTAATAGATATTTGTGTTTCGTCAATTGGATTTAAACTAAAAGTGCCAGTAGCAATAGATGACGAATTTTTATTATCGACAAAGATTCTACTTATATCAGGAGTAAATGTTCCAGGCGAACTTTCTAAAAGATCTCTCCAACTAATGCCGCCAACTACTCCTTTACGTATTATACGAGCTGTATTGTTTTCTAAATAAATGGCATAATTTGAATAATTTACATTTGCCATTTGATCTGCTGATTCAGTTACAGCTTGACGGCCAAATTCATTTTCAGTAACACCTGCGGTTAACGAGTCGTTGTATGCGTTAGTAATAGGACGAGTTATTCCTTGCTCAATATCACCTGAATCTTCATCAAATAAACTTGTAATAATATTTTGAATAACACCTAATCGTTTTACTTTAGTCGGAGGCGAAATATAAATCGGAATCTTAAAACCTAACGTAGCAATATCAATTTCAGTTTCTAAACCCATAGGAACAGTTCTGTTTGTCCAGTTAATGTTTTCTAATTCAAGTGT